ATACGAGGAGATTTGAACGTAATCGTAGATGCATGTGCAGGTTCCGGTAAATCGACAACTATATTATCAATAGCAAAAGAGTTAACTGGAAAGAAAATACGTCAATTTACCTACAATTCGATGTTACGACATGAAATAAAGGAAAAGGTGCGTGAATTGGGTATATCAAATTTGGAAGTTCATACATATCATAGTTTTGGTGTAAAACATTATTCAGATGGAGCGCATACAGATACAGGAATACGAAAAATAACGAGGGACAATATGGAACCACGCAACCCGATACCATTAGTTGATATAGTGGTAATCGACGAAAGCCAAGATATGACTCTATTATACTTCGAATTGATAGTGAAAATGGCGAATGATATGTGTAGATTGGACAATCCATTGGTAAAAGATGAACCACATAAGTTTCAGCTCTTAGTTCTTGGAGATTATATGCAAGGGTTGTATGAATTTAAGGGCGCAGATATACGTTTTTTGACCAAGGCGTCTGAAATATGGTCTGGTTTACCGCACTTACTATCGCCAAATTTCCAACAATGTGTATTAAAGACGTCTTATAGGGTGACGAATCAAATGGCTAAATTTGTAAATTGTGATATGTTAGGGGAAGATAGATTGGTGGCTTGTCGCGAAGGAACACCGGTGGTTTATATTCGCCGTTCGAGATATCAAATCGAAAAAATTGTGGTCTATCAGATACAGCGTCTCTTATCGGAGGGTGAAAGCCCATCTGATATATTTGTCTTGGGAGGGTCGGTGAAAGGTGCTAATAGTAATATACGTCATATGGAGAATGTATTAACAGATGCAGACATTCCGTGCCATGTCCCTATGATGGAGACAGATGTGATGGACGAACGTGTGATAAACGGAAAGGTTGTATTCTCGACATTTCATACAGTAAAGGGTCGTCAACGTAAATATGTGTTTGTGGTCGGTTTTGACCAAGGATATTTCTACACTGCTCGAAATATACCCAAGGACGTGTGTCCGAACACATTGTATGTAGCGTGCACGAGAGCAACTCACGGTCTTTATTTATTAGAGAATGATAATTCGCGACCATTAGAGTTTTTAAAACGTGGACAACCGGATATGAAACAGAGTGAGTACATAGACTTTAAAGGTCTTCCACAGAGTATATTTCACGAACATGTCCAAGAAGAGGACCCAAACATAGTAATAATACCCACATATCATGTAACACCGACCGATTTGATAAAGTTTGTGCCGGAATCGGTGATAGAATATGTAACACCCATCTTGGACAAAATATTTATACAAGAGGTAGAACCAACAGAAGAAATGGAGTTTGATATACCAAGAATCGTGCAGACAAGAAGCTCTTTATTTGAAGAAGTTAGTGATTTAAATGGAATTGCTTTACCAGCAATGTATTATGATGCTATACAAGGAACAACAACTGACGGTGAAGATGTTTTACGTGATATAATAAGGACAGGTGTCCAAGATATGCGCGAAAATAGTCATCAGTTTTTAAGAGAAATGGTGAATGCACTACCGGAAAAGTGTGAAACGCCTGGTGATTATTTATTCTTGGCGAATGTATCGGTAGCAATACAAGAAAAGCTCTATTCCAAGCTGAAGCAGATAAGTCGAGACGAGTATACCTGGATAAGTCCTGAAATGAAGGATAAATGCGTATCTCGTTTAAATGAACATCTTGGACATGAGTTTAATAGAGATGATAAAAATAGAGGAGAGGTCGAAAAACTTCTCATACATTACGTACATGAGACGGAACATTCACTGATAGATGCTGCATTATATCCATATTTTAGCTATGAAAAGAGATTTCGATTCTGTGCTCGTGCAGACCTGGTATCAGACACGACATTATGGGAGTTAAAATGCACAAGTAAGATAACGTTTGAACATAGAATGCAGGTGGTTATCTATGCATGGCTTTGGAGAACATTATATCCAGAAAGTCCAAGAAAAACCCAGGTGTATAATCTAAGAACTGGTGAAAAACTGAGATTAGATGCGTCTGACGCAGATTTAACTAGAATAATGGTATCTTTATTGCGAGGAAAATACGAAGAACCGGTAGTGTTAAGTGATGAAGAGTTTGTTGAACAATGTGAAAACATAATAAAAATGAAATAAAGTGAATGTCCGATTATTATCTATACAATCTTGGACATGATGACTGAGAATCCGATAAATAAGGAGGATGGCGTATGGACAGATTCATTTACAGAGAGTTATATAGAAATAGCAGAAGAAGAAGACGATGAATGTTGTAATATGTCTACACCAAGGTTGTTCGTAGTATTAACAGTTATTTCGCTTATGATAGTCGGTTGCATTTGTTATGTAGTAGTAACATCTTAAATAACATAAAAATACAACGTATATATATATATAACAATGAATACATGCACATCAGAAAAACTCGACGAATTTTCGAAGGAACATTACACATATATAAATCAAATTTTTGGAGATGAAACGGTTCGTGAAATCATCAAAGAAATGTATACAGAACGAGAATGGGATTTTGCGGTAGAAGATGCGAACGCCGATTTTGAGTATTCGAATCATCACGTTTTAATGAAAGAAGGAAAAACAGGAGAGGACGTAAAATGGTGCAGTGTGGACGAAGGATATCAGAATATTTTTGTAAACAAGAACGATACGTTATGTCAGTCATACACATTGATGAAATATTTAAATAAACCAATTGCAAGAGGAATGAAGCAAAGGCAAATGGACATGGTGCGAATGTATAGAAATATTTTAAAAAAGGAGCATTTCAACGACGAACTCGAAGGAATGGTCGAAATAATGCAAAAAGAATTGAAAAAGAAAAAAAGACGAAAGGGTGTGGTGTTATGGAAGGATTATACCACAAAACGTCCTACAAATATGAATAAGAGTTACGAAACGATACATGAAGAAATAAACAGTGTATTGGATAAATGGGAAAATTACGGGTATCATTATTTTATGAAAGAGGGAACATGTCCTGTAAAACGAGGTAAATAAAATGAAAATATACTATATAATGATGTTGGTATCAGTATATGCGTTTATGATATTACTCATGTATTTCTTAGCAGGTATAAATAAAATATCAAGTTTCAGCACAACAGTTGAAGGATTTAAACATGTGCTTCCAATGAAGGGTTTACCACAAATATTCTATACATTAGCCATCGCGGCAGTAATTATATTAGAAATATCCGCACCATTGATGATAATGGTATCATTACAAACAGACTCCTACCAAGAATATGCGTATTATTCAAGCATCGGTTTAGCGTCATTTACAGCATTGGCGACATTAATTTACCATTTTCCCACAAAAGAAGGACAATATTATTCGTTCATCAAAAATGTAACGGCAATGGGAGCATTAATGCTCCTGTCTACCTTATTTTTGCAGAAGTAATTTGCATATAAAATAATACTGTGTTCAAACGATAATATATGCATTAATATTATATGGATAATAAAACACTTATAATATTAACGTTTATCGTAACTGGTTTATGGGACGTAATTTTAAGATTCATGTCTTTGAATTATGAAATTTTACCGGCAAGTCTCCAAATGTCGTTCGTAAAAAATTTAGCACCCTATTTTGAAAAACATACATTATTAGCAGCTGCATTAATTGCCGGTTTTGTTGGCGCTACTACTCAACCCCTTATTTTAATGATAACACCTTTCCCAAAAAGTCTGGGTAATATCAAATACCTCATAAATTTTTTGACGGTAAGTTTTATCATAAGTGCGTTATACGGCTTTGTAATGAAATGGAGTGGTTTGTTCCCCCACTTGGAGGAATATTATTATAAGCCATTGGGTGTATTCAGAAGCATGTATCACGACGGCATATCTGGATTAATTGTTCAGGTCACATTATTATTGCTATTATTTACAATCTTCAAATAAGTTATAAATTAAAATGATGATACCATTTGTAAATAGGTTCACCTGTTTACCGAAGCAATTACCTAGATTTATCAACAAATTAAAGAGTTCAAACTATAGACCGATATTAGATTATGCGAATGAGAATAAAAATGATTTCCAGAGAAATTTTATCGAAATGGATAGATTAATCTCGAATCATGAAAACACAACCATCGCACTTAAGTTGAGTTCATTAAATGTAGAAAATGACTATGATTACGCACTGTTTTGTGCAAATAGATTAATAGACAAGGCAATAAAACAAAATTCAAAGATATTAATAGATGCGGAAGATTATATAATTCAGGATAAGATATCAGACATATCAAATATAATGTTAAGCAGATACAATAAATACGATATAAATGTCTACAAAACATATCAGATGTATAGAAAGGACGCATTGGACGAATTAAAGCATGATATGCGAAAACGAACTTATTTGTTAGGTTGTAAACTAGTGCGAGGAGCCTATTATAATCAGGATTATAAATATGATATATTATATGATACAATTGATGAAACACATAGTAGTTATAACGACGGAATACGACATTTTATAGATAATTGTAAAACGCACGATAAGTTGCTATGCGCAACCCACAATGAAGAAAGTATATATTTATCCGATTCATTAGATAAAAACGGAAACGTCGAATATGCTCAGTTAATGGGAATGAGCGATAAATTATCTAAAAAGTTGAGTGACGAAAACAAAGTAGTATATAAATATTTACCATACGGACATTTGAACGAAACCCTACCGTATTTGGTAAGAAGGTTATATGAGAATTATCCAATGGTATTAAATCTATTTAAATGATAACGAAATGTGTAAATATAACCACATATATTTGTAATATATGGTTATATGGAGGAAAAAATAAATAAGTTTAATAAAAATGTGGAGACAATCAAAGAGTTATTACAGTCCTTGACTATAATGATAGGTGAAACAAACGAACGAGTGGATTTGTTGGATAAAAAGATAGACAAAATAACGACAAAACTAGACGGAGACATAATATCAGAATGCAAGAAGATGGGTTCACATATAGATTTTGTGGAATCTGTGTATGATAGTGTAAAAAAACCACTGAATTACGTGTGTAACAAAATAGACTATTTAACGGACTACAGCCAGGAACAACCAAGAATAACAGGCAATATGTGAAATAATATACGATATGAATAATTTACTTACCGTTGTGTGAGGAACAGCGAACATCGCCATTAACAGGAAACCTTTTGCATGGATTACCTGAACGACAAGTTTGTCCACAAACATACTGATACATTTGTCCAATGCGACGCTTATTTCGATTCCATTCTACACTAGCGTCATCGAAATCAATGTCTACGTCGAGAGTAATATTGTTATTAGTGCGAGAACGTGTATTATATCCCGAGGCCGTATTGTCTGGTTGTTGAAGACGCATGTGTGCGCGTGTAATATAGGTGGATGTTTGAGACGAAGTCTGTGTAGAAGTTTGGGAGCGAGTCAACATAGTAAATGTCTGGGAATATAAAATAAATTAGGTATAAATTTTAAAATCAATTTTATATCGAAAATGTTGCGTTAATAAATAATGAATATTCGTATTTGCACAATCTATACAACTACGAATAAATGGGGACAAAACATTCCACATTACGTCAGAATCCTGCAAAAACCCCCAATATAGCGAATAATAAAACAAATACTCCGAAAATCGCACTCGAAGAGGTATACGAAAGTTTAGAAGAATACAAAGAGGCAGTAAATAATGTATATAGTTTGAGTCGTTTATTAGATGATTATGTAGACGATATCCAAGAAAAAATGAATGATGGAGACGAAAATCCAATAAATAGCGTATTATTAACAACATTACATGATGGATATACGAAGGAAACCGCAAAGAGTTATTGTGAAGTGATAGAATTAGGTGTGAATATAGAAACGGTAAGACGGGCTAGAATGTTATTTTCTTGCAAACAATATGAATTGTTGGACGGGCATAGTATACGTGAAATTCGTAACAGTAAATCACCTGAAACTATGGATGGATTATCAGTAGCAAATATAGGAAATTTGTTAGAGGCGCGAATATTAGATGTTTCGCGTAGATTGCCTGCACACGGTAACACTCACGTTTATGCTACTCTAGGACAGTGGACACATGGCGTAAAAGCATATTTTAATTTGTTACGCAAAGATCCGATTGTGGAAAATAAATGGATAGTGATATCTTCAGGTGTAAATATTTGTGATTATACCAAGATAGACACGACTAATCTGCAAACATTTCCGCCCGAATACACAATATTTTTAAAAAGCATTACCCAAGAAATGAATTCAAATGCGTATATAAATATAATAGAAGAATCGACCCAAATTGCTGCAAAACAGGCAGATGATGCTGTAAAAATATTGGAAGAAAAAAATGCACTGTATAATTTTGCGAGACAAATACTGGAGAACGACCCCAGCAATGCATATGCGAAAACGAAAGAACGTAATGCGAAGATAGATGCTCATAATGCATCACAAATTGTGTCTGCTGCTGTAACAAACGCCAAGGCGGCACAATTTACACTAACAGAAGCAGAAACCCATGTGGCTATGAAAACAACAACATGGGAATATGGTACGCCTGATATACACGATACCTTACAGTGTGTTTATTCGGGGACAAACCCTCAATGGAATGGGCAGTATATACGCGATTGCGTGTTACAAAATGCAAATATAGATATTGCGAATATAACGTTAAATGTAATGTCGGACATACACCATTATTATCACGATTTATATCACGGACAAGTGATATTATCAACACACAAGATTAATGATATATATTATGCAGTGATTGTAAAAGTAATTATGCGCGGCGATAAGACGCATTTGCAAATGAAAGAGGCACAAATGAACAAAATATTCAGAACAACATCGCAACTAGTTTCGGGACAAAACAGTTCAAATAATACATCCCAATTTATATTTATAGACCCAAGTAGAAGGTGTATAGGAATTGGAACCAACGAGCATTCTGTTCAGTATGATGACGAATATATAACGACTGCTCACGATAATGGACAGAATGTGGTGATACAATCGGATACATATCCAAATTTTGTAGCAAGCCGTGTGGCTGAAGATTCGAATCATGTCCGGGGTGGAGGAAGAGAAAATAATTTATATTATTTCAACCAATTTAGTGCTACAACAATGCGTAGACAAAGCTATTTGTATACATTCGAACAGATGCACAATCATACCATGGAAGCAAATAATATGGAAGACGAAGAAGATGTATCAAAGACAAATCGAAGATATGGTGCTGATATATCATTTGAAATAACAGACCGAACGAATCAAACGAAAGAAATCGGAAATATAGGAATGGTGATTGATAAAATAGACAAATCTGGACAGATTTCAGGAGGATTATCAGTAAAAACCAGACCCGAATTGAATACAATTAATGGACGAGAAATAATAAATCCCGGCGAGACGATAATGTATGTATCGAGTGATAGTTTACTTCACATAAATGGTGTATTATTAGGGAGTAAGGTATTGCGTGTAAAACATGATGAAAATGAAGAGGAGCATTTGTATTGGGGTGATGCACGAATAGTATAAATATTATACTTCGATATCTGTATTTTCCCATACGACGGAAGGTGGTGCACCCCATTCTGAATAGGAAATCGCCTTACTAGTCGGTCTTTCAAGAGCGAGAAGTGTATCAAGTGCTTGTTTCCTACGTTCCATAGGAAACAAAGAGGAAGACAATTTCCGACTGTAAAATTTCCAAGCCCATTCAAATTGCAACGCGGCTTTCCAATCGGGGAACCCTTGAACATAGCAACGACGAGACCATATTTCGCCTTTCGCAACTTTTGCACCCGTAGCTCGTGCCCCGCCTGTAATTTCTTTATTATGTTGCCGAAGACGACGATTTAAGTCGACCGTGGCGCCAATATAGGTAGCATGATTGGTCGATTCGAGAAGATATACGTAGAAAGACATTTTTTAATTATATAGTATATAATGGACAATATAATTGAAATAATAGACGAAATTTATAACGAACTGAAAGATTTAAATGGTGGAAAGGTCGCAGATTACATACCGGAATTAGCAAATGTAAGTCCAAATAAGTTTGGGATTAGTATATGTTTTGTCGACGGTAAGACACATAATATAGGAGACACAACGGATATGTTTTGTTTACAATCGTGCAGTAAACCATTATCATATTGTGTAGCCCATGATGAATTGGGAAAGGAAGAATTACACAAACGCGTTGGATTTGAACCATCTGGTCAAGCATTTAACGCCTTTATTCTAAACAAGGAAGGGTTGCCTCATAATCCAATGATAAATGCGGGAGCAATTATGGTAGCATCGCAAATAGGAAAGAACGAAGAACCATCATATAGATTTAATATATTGAAAACGAAATATAGTGAATTTGCGGGTGGAAACAAAGTGGGTTTCGACAATTCAGTGTTTTTATCGGAACAGCATCATGCAGATAGAAATATATCATTGGCTTATTACATGCGCGAAAATGGCGCATATTTAGATACAATGTCGCCCAATGATATAACTCAAGGATTGGATTTATATTTTCAACAATGCTCAATCACGATAAATAGTGAGGCGGGAGCACAAATCGGCGGGACGTTAGCAAATGGGGGTATAAATCCGACAACAAATGAACGAGTAACATCATTAGAATCAATAACAGACTGTTTAACATTAATGTATAGCTGCGGAATGTATGATTATAGTGGTCAATTTGCGTTCGAAATAGGTTTACCCGCTAAGTCTGGTGTAAGTGGTTGTATACTATTAGTTGTACCAAATCAAATGGGAATCTGTATATGGAGTCCTCCATTAGACGATGTAGGTAATAGTTTTAAAGGACTCGAGGTATGTAAACGATTGAATAATAAATTGAAGTTGCACATTTTTCATAATATCATAGCAAATGGAATGAAATCATGATAATATATCAAAATAAATATGCATATAATGTATAAATGTATCCATTAATCAAAACATTCAAGGCAACTCGTATACGAAATGCGTTTATATTGAATGCGATGGTAGCAGCGTTTACGGCGGTATTAGCTATTGGAATAACGAAACAACTCGACAAAAATAAATCGGATATTTACATTTTTATG